CAGTAGGATTGCTGCTTACGCCCTTATATTCAAAACCCCACACACCAGGCCTGAAGAAGTTCTGAGCCCATTCAATTTCCCTTCTGAGCAAAAGCTTATCAGTTACAAACTCAACAGCATCAATATCAGGAGTCAATGGATCGTCTGCATTGGTTCTATCCTCTTCAAATACATCTTTATGATAAGCATACTTCCTGCAGAAATACGTAGGAGTATTATCAATCGTGTAATCGCCACCAGCAGACTCAGTACCAAGTGCACGTTCCTGAGCCTCATCACGGAACCAGTCTTCTTTCAGATATACAAAATAACGATCCGATTGCTTCTGCACTGGTACGATAGGAAATACCTTGTCTGCTATATAAACAGATGCATCCTGAACATATTTAACACTAATATTGGTTAACGCTTTGTCTATGTGTATTTGCTGTCTTGTAGGCATCTAACTCCACTCTCCTTTCATTATATTTTAAATTACAATTTCAAAAGTACTGGTATAATTGCTCCATCAGTAGCATCAGCAAGAGCTATTCCAATTGCCTGCCCGGTATCTTTAGGTACTATTTTACCTTGGGATACTTCAACCTCAGTACCACCGTCTATGTCTGCGCCAGCTATAACACCAACAATACCTTCAACCGCTACTCTAACTGCTTCATTTTGTTTTTCACCGCGAAGTAATACACCTATTACTTTCGTAGAATCGGCGGCTTTTTTTACAACAGGTAATCCTTGTCTTACTCCACTTATTTCCACAACATATCCTTCTTTACCTGTTAAATCTTCGCCTGCATACGCAGAAATCGCAAATTTTACTATTTCAGCCATCAATCTTCCCTCCTTTTAATTATTCAATATCACCCGCATTAGGGTTGTCAATAAGTTCTTTAGTATACTCATTATAAAGTGCGGGATCTTCTTTAAAGACCATCATTAAGGCTTCAGGCTCACTTAATTTAGGATTACTCCGCATTAAATCTTTAGCTTTTGACTGAGCCTTTTCCCAAGCCGACAAACCATCAGTGTTCTTCTGAGTGCCTATTGATTTGAACAAATATCCTTTTTCAACGCACTCATTTGCAGCTTTCAACAAAGCCTGCAATTTTTCAAAACCTTCCTTGTCAGCTTTTGCAAAATTCCGGAAAATAGGTGCAAATACTTCAGCCTGAATTGGAAGTCTGTCAAAAGAAGCCGCGATATTCTTGAAATGCTCCAACTCTCGCTCCTCCTGAATTCTTTGCAATTCAGCACGCGCTTCAGCTTCTTTCCTTCTAGCTTCCTCAATCATTGCACGTATAGTCGGATCGACGTTTGCTAACAAATCTTCCTCTTGCGGCCTACCATCCTCCTGCAGTTTTTTAATCTGTTCCTGCAAGGAGTTGATTTGATTTTGCAATTGAGTACGCTCCTCCTCGAAAGAAGCTTCAATTTGTTTAATTGCTTCTTGTTTAGCGCTCTCAATTGCACTCTGTACCATCTGTCTTTGTTCCTCAGATAAACTAGCCAAAAATTCCGCGAAATTCATCACCTCATCTCCTTTCATATAAGGTTGCATTTTTGAAAGGGCTTCACTAGCCCGTCTATATTTAGATAAATCAAATGTAACCCCATTTAAAATCATAGTACTTCTATCTTTTGTGATAGAAGCTGCAACCTTTACATCTTCAAGAAGCACATCTGCAAATTTCTTTTCTATGGCTTCTTGTGCAGACATCCAAGTTTCTTCATCCATCATTTGCTTTAATTCTTCTTCGGAAAGTCCTGTTTTAGCTTTATATATTGAAACAATTGCATCTCGAACTTTATCAAGAATATCTGCCATATGTCTGAAATCATTAGCATCGCCGCCCAACACACTTGACCAAGGATTATGAATCATTATCATACTTCCTGGTCTCACATATACAGTATCACCAGCCATTGCAATAACACTAGCAATGCTTGCGGCTAATCCATCAATATACACATTTACATGCGCCTTATGCAACTTTAACAACGAATAAATAGTTTGACCAGCAAATACATCACCGCCGCCGCTATTAATACGAACATTTATCGTTTTAACGTCGCCTAAAGCCTTTAGATCTTCCGCAAATTGTTTTGGAGTAATTTCATCTCCCCACCAAGAATAATCACTTATAGGACCATAAAGCAATAATTCTGCTGTGTCTTCAGTTTGCATTTTGAAATTCCAAAACTTCTTTTTCACTCTTATTCACCTCCTTCCGAGGAATCATCTTCATTAGAAGATATATTTTGATTGTTATTATTGTCAGTTTTGCGTGTAACTAAATAATATTCATTTCTTGCCGGATCATCCTCAGTTGTTTCAGGTAGATTTGCAATACGCCGTAAGTAGTTTTCCAAATCAATATTCGGGAACAACGGCATTTTCGCACCAGCAAGTTTTTGGATGTATTCCGCGAGGGTCTTTAAATCAGGAGCATCTACCTGACTAGCTTCTAATTTGGGATAATCCGTAATTCCAGGGAATACATTTAATTTAAACAATCTTGGGATAGCATAACGATTAAAAATTTCGGCGATACTTTGCACTTGGGCATCTAATGCGACTGCCAATAAACTCTTCTTAACTTCCGCCAAAGCAAAACTCCCAACTTTATCTGCTCCAAGCATTACAATATCTGATAACAAAGTAATTGCAATGCGCTGGTCATATCTGTTTATAATTGCATTTGTATCAAATTGACGATTACTTTTTGCACTTAAAAGTTCTAAAGTCCATCCGTGAGGAAGAACTACACCTTCATTTCTGTCACGTCGAATATTTCTTACAAGACTTTCAGCTTGTTGACGAATTTTTTGTGCGTTGGGATCTTCAAGATTCCAAATATCCAGGTTTTCTGGTGGTATTAATATAGGCAATCCTGCTAAATCACGTTCAATTCCTATACCTTCAATTTCCTCTATATGCTTCTTAAAATACCAAGGTCTGTAAGCACCTCTTAAAAATGAACGTCCTTCAGGATTACCTCTTGCCGAAGTTGTCCTAAAAAGTAAAGCTTTTTCAATTGGGATTAACACTTTTCCATTACCCGTGTCTTGCCACATTCCTATTACACTACCATCATCTTTTTCATCAAATTCCCAACCAGCCCAAGAATCTTGCGAACGTGATGGAATTTTGCGCCAACCAATACGACCATCATTATATTTACTGCGTTTAGATGGATCACGATTATCACCAAGACGTCTTTTGTATACAATCTCATGGTACGACCAACCATATTCGAAGTATGAAGTAATTTCATCTATTAAATCAGTCCAGGTCATACTCATGTCGTCCATACAACTTCGCAAGAATTCTGCTGCTTCTTGGTCTGCGCGTGAATCAGAAGCAGGTATAACACGCCAAGTAACTCTCTTTATTAACTGTCGGGAGGTTAACAAAATAGCAGTAATAACAGGGTCATTATGACTCATTTCTTTATAAATTTTACCGGCATGTGGCCAGCGTAATGTAGGCAAAAACTCTTCGAAAATATCCTGACCCCATCTATTTAATCCGCGTGTACCTAGTTCTACGAATGTTGAAGAAGGTACACGATTTTGCTGTTGATCGGCCACTACTTTAACCTCCCTTCTATCTTAAACTGCCTAAACTACTAAAATAACCGGCGCCTACTTCGTCCAAATTCCAGAAAGAGCCAAAATCACTGTCTATACCAATTGGTGCAACATCTCTTGGAGTTTGTCCAAGTACTAAAAATGCACCACTAAGAGCGTCTACCATGTCATCATGAATTCCACCTGGAAATTGTTCTAATTCTTGGAAAAACTCTTCAAGATGCGGACATCCTCGTACAATTTTTATCTGTCCTCTTTCAGCAGCAGCACTTACAGCCATCGCGCGTGTAACTTTTGAACCAGTTGAACGTACTCCAGCATAATTATATCCAACAAATAAACGTCTAGCCTTCTGATCTATCGTAGCAATTCCAGAAGACCCAGGTTCTTGTTCTTCTCGTATCATTGTACTAAAGCCATCCGCTTTTGCACAATTCAGCTGAATAAGTTCTGTCTCATGCGGACGCTTCCTTACTCTTACTATATCTTCTATATAATAGATACCATTTGCTTCGCTTAATAATAATCCTACAGTATAGTCTGGTTCGCTAGATCTTTTCTTCCTTTTAGCTTCTTCTGGGTCTGATGCAGCCATATCCCAAAATCTAACACGTCTTCTATATCTAGGTGGTGCATCAACAAACCCAAACCATTCTCGTTTAAACATATTTCCTTTCCGAACGATTTCCCAATTACCATCACGAAGTCTTGCTCTTGTAACTGGGTCTAGTTCGGCAAGAGAAGCTTCATATGCTTCACGGTCCAAATATGGATTATCATCAAGTCCTGCCGGGATAAACACCCGTCCATATTTCGGACCCTCATCTATAAATCTCTTTTTAACCCAAAGCCCCCTATCATCATCTGGCGGGTTACTTGCACTTCTAACTCTCAGCGGGATATTCACACCTTTTAACTTCCTTAAACGTGAAAACATATATAAATAACTGCTCTCATCTATATGTGTCAACTCGTCAAAAGCTATATATTGGTACTCGCCCCCTTGATAATTATATTTATCATTAGGGGTTTCAAGGTAACCAAACTGTAAAATAGACCAAACTTCCTTATGCGGACCGTATCTTCGAATAAATTCAAAACGTTTATTCTTTTCATCCCATCTGACATCATCAAATCTGAAAAGCCACTCTTTTGCACGTTCAATTAATGCGCCAGGTTTTACTAAGTCTGCATACGTCTTACGGAAGATAATCCCTGCATAACCTTTAACATCTACATATTGTAAACCACCCATTAAAAGTGCTTCACTATTATGTGTGGGTATCAAAGTTTTACCTACTAAAAATGTATGACTGGGATGTTTAATCCTAATACATTTTACAGGCACACTAGGAACCTCACGAATAT